CGGGCGGTTCCTCAAAAATTTCACCTTCTTTCATGCATTAAAAAAGCGCCTATCAATCGATAAACGCCCCACTACTTTTGTCAACTGGTTATACTTATTCTCACAAGCGGAACATCCGGAATCGAACCGGAGACCTGGCAGCCATCAGACGCCTGCGCTACCACTGCGCCATGCTCCACATAGCACGGCCCGCCATCTCTGACGGGCATTGTCAATCTCTCTGAGGCGTTGCGCTCACTCTCAGTTCATCCGGTAGCGAACCGGCCTCTTCGGAATGGCAGGGTTCGAACCTGCACCTTGCGGTGGCCACCGCTACTCTGCCGTTTAAGCTACATTCCGATTACCGGGTCGTCCCCGGTATGCACCAGCTCTGCGCGGCTGGCTGACGGGTATCTTTCGGGCCGCACAGCAGCCAACTGGCATGATACCAACCAAGGGCCCTTTCGTGTCACCTAAACGCCGTTTTCTATCCGATTTGCGAAGCCATGAAGAAAGCAGTAAGAACGTCGGCTTCTAATCGGCCACCAGGCTGTTGCACGCTGGCGGCCGTACGGAGGTCCCGGCCGCTCTAATTATTTTCAAACGGCCGGAATAATGATGAATGAAGCGAACCAGGCTTCTATCCCTAATTCGCTATCTACACTATAACATGGGTTAATAGAAAAAGTCTTGCGGTTAGTTGCGGTGTTTCAAAAAGCGGTCATCAAATTCCAGTAATGCCCTGCCATGTAGATGACAGGCCCAGTAATAATCATATTTCATCTCGGACGCTACCTCGGTCATTGACTGATATTGTACATACAGACGGAACAGGATATCAGAATATTCCTCTCTTGATAAACTCTGTATTTGATTAATGGCCTTATGTCTCATATCATGGTACTCATCTATCTCGGTATTAATTTCTCGCTGCAAGTCGATAAGTCTATCTGATATACTGGTAAATCCTTCCCCGTCGGAACTCATCTGCACCCTGTCTGCCGAGTAATCCATTCCGCTTATGTATGTCCTGCGCTTCTTTAAAGTCTCAAACTCATACTGCTTTCTGTCGATATCGTGATCCAGTTTTCTAATCCTCTTCAAATATTCCTTAGCTGTCATTAATCCTCCTGCCTATGCGTAACAATATTTGTTGTTTGCCTCCCGGACTGTCTCTGTGGCAATCCGCGCATAACATGTCAGTGTCGTATTGATATTGCTGTGTCCAAGTTTACGCTGTACCAGTTCCGCCGGTGCGCCGTGATTTATCATATCAGTACCGCATGTCCGCCGGAAGGTGTGCGGTGATATCTGTAAGCCCTTCAGACGTTCATCCCTGGACTGTATATTTTTTATAATCCACCGAATACCGTCTTTTGTTAACCGATTATAAGGTTTCTTCGTGGATACAAACAGAGCCTCATTATCATCCTTCCTGCCGGCAAGATACTGCGTGACGTGTACGAATGCCTGCGGCGAAAAATATATCTCTCTTTCCTTTCTGCCCTTGCCATAGATAACCGCCCGGCGGTTCACCAGGTCTATCTGATTGCGGTTAAGCTGGCGAATTTCGGAGATTCGGCCGCCAGAACTGTATAAAAAATCTATCAGGGACAGCTCTCTTTCGGTCCGGCAGCAGCAGCGGAAAATCTCCCTCTGCTCCGGTGTCAGGATGGAACCAATCCGAAAATCTTCTTTCGTCTCCTTTATTCTTCTCATGGGATTTTCTACAATGATGTCGTAATCAGTGGCCCAATTAAAAAACTGCCTGAGACATCTAACCTTCCCGTTGTACGTCTTGTCTTTCCACTTCCTGTATACCTTACCGTGTGCGAGATAGCTCCGGATATGATTCTCCCGTATCTCTGCGATTCCAAGCCCGGTAAACTCGATTAATTTTCGCATCGCAAACAGGTACTGCGTAATCGTTCCTGCGGTCTTCCCTTCCACGATTAATTGGTCCCTCCAATTCCTTAAAACCCCAAAGGTAATATCAGAGTTTTCAATTAGTTCGTTCGATGTATCATTTTGAACGAAAGTAAAATTACATAGGTTCATGTATAAGACCATTTTCAGGTCTTCGAAATGTTTGTCTTTTATATAATCACTGGACTGAACCAGAATATTGTTGATTACTGCGTTTGCACTCATCATAATTGTTACCTCCTTGTGTATCTCCAAAAACTCTTAGCTATGTATCTCCGTTTCCTCCATTTTCTTCTACAATCTTTATCCGGTTCAAGCCTCTATACTTCCGAAGCTCTTCTGTTATCAGGTTCCACCGGATTACAAATTCATCTTGCCAGGTTTTTTCCCCTCTGGCCGAAATTTGATATATCCCCTTGTAAATGGAATAGTTTTGTGCATATAGATAGACATGTTTGGCCGATAATCCTATCTTGTCCTGCACCTCGTTCCGTGACAGCCCGGTAAAAAGTATTTTATCTGTTCTTACATCGGTTACATCATACAGGTTTCTGCTCATTTTTTTGCTCCTCTCTCCTTGCTTCTGTTGTCCAGTTCAACCACCAGTTCAGTCACCATGTCTTTACATAGTTTTGAATTATGTCGCTCCATTATCGCCGCGCCGTCCAGTATTACCAGATCCCACATATCCGCATCCGGCGTCAGGGGCTTGTCTCTCCACTTTATCCAGAATTCGTTATATACTTGATTGAAAATATCCATTATTTCATGATTCGTCATTTGTCTCATCCTTTCTGCGCTGTTTACTCAAGGATCGCAATTTCTTAAAAAAGATCGCAAGAGATCGCGTGATTTTCCCTTATGCGATCTCTTGAATCCATTGATATTACTAGGTTTTTTGAAAAAAGATCGCAAGATCGCATTTTTTTCGTTTTTTAAAGCACTATATATTTATCACTCACTGTTCCCTATATATAAAAAATATATATCTCTCTGTAAACAATATCTATGCGATCTTGCGATCTCTATAGAAAGAAACCTTTTATTTATAAGGGTTTTCTCGAGATCGCAAAATTTATTTTCACGCGATCTCTTGCGATCCTTTTTAGAAAAATGCGATCTCTTTCTACCTGAAGGGGGGTGTCTTATCAGGGCAGTCCTCTAAATCGTCAAAGATAAAAGAGGTCGGCAAAGAGATTTTTATATACCTGGCTCTCGTACCTTTGGTTCCTATTGTCGTCACAAAGGCAAGTCTTCCATCTTTTGCACGCTTCAGGTATCCGGATTTTACCCAATCCTTTTTTACTGCGTTAAAGTCAAACCCGTTTTCTTCCAGCACTTTTTGCAACTCTGTCTGATTGAACATACAGCTATCTTTTTCGAGTTTCCCAACAATCCTCACACTGAAATTCGGGTCAAACAGGTTTTCATTTATTGCAATCCAGTCCACAATGAACTGATAAGCCCTTTCCGATTGGGAAACCTCGTCCTCACGCTTCAGCAGGCCGGCCACCGCCGCCGGGTCAAGAGTTGCCTCTCCTGTGAAGATACATTCCCTCGCCAGCTCATCCGCTAGGAGGATGCAGGCCAACGCCTGGATCTGCTTTCCTGTGCTTTCCGCGACGATGGAGAGTTTTTGGCACCATTCCTTGTGCCGCTGTATCAGTACAGAATCTTTAATACTCTGCACATGTGCCACAAATACCTCCCCGGCATGTCCGTTATTTTCCCGGACTATCTCGAGAACATGGGCGAAGTCCGTAAAAAGCGGCTTATCCACTTCCAGGTCGATAATACGGTTGATGGCTCCGGCACCGGACTGCTCCCCGACAATCGGCCGTTCCCCGTTGAAAAAAGAGACATTCTCCCACGTCTTTTGATTCTTTTCCTTGCTGTCCCGGCCCAGGCGGCCACGGGTCTTCCCTTCCGTCATTGCGTAAATCAGCTTTTCAAGGCTTCCCCGGGAAAGCTGCGTCTCGTCCACGAATACCGGCAGACTCTTCAGCAGCGCGGCGCGGCTGGTACAGTAATTAATAGTTGAATCTACCGACAAGATTAATTCATCCGGCAGGCCCCATATAGAGGCAGCCACGAGAAAAGCCACGGTCTTACCTGTTCCGGTCCCGCCCCACAGGTGGACGACAAAGCACAGACATTTTAATTTACTGATAAGCACTGAGGCAAGGCTTGCATCCATCAGAAGCCGTACAATCAGACTCTTTCGATATTCCGTGCATTCTTTGCGCCACTGTTCGGCGGAACCGTGTCCCTTTATCGCCTGAACCGTCTTCTCCTGGGCGTTGTCTCCGTCAAATACAATCCCATTGACATAGGGGAAAAATTCTTTTCCAATCCATCCCAGGTGAGAAATAGCTTTCGTCACCGGAAGTTCGTCCTCGTTGATACGGTACATATCAGCTATATAATTAACAAGGTTCTTCGCCTTTTGGTCAGTCACCACCATGCCCAGGTTGGCAAGTGTAACAATTTTAGTCTTTGAACAGCAGATAGCCGGTTCCACCTTGATATCTTTCCATATGTACCGGCCATTCCGCCGGACGCTGAAGGCGATTGTATATTTCTGTTCGCCTGTTTCAATATTCTCGGTTATGCCAACGGGGAGGATTTGTTGGTGGGTTGCGACAATCAAGATAGGCGGATCTGTCTCCCTTTTTCCCGGAATCCATTTATACACCCCGTCTTTATTGCAAATCCAGTCTCCACATTTTAATTGAACCGGCGCGTCGATGAATTGAGTCACTCCATCCGTTGACGGAAGAACCTTTCCGGAATATGGAGAACTGGACTTCTGGTATTTCAGCGCACTTTCAACCTTCTGCACCACTTCTTTATCTGTAAGCGGCGGTACACACCTTGTTTCATTTTCCACCTGTACTGCCGCCAGTATTGCGTCATCCGATAATCCTTTTGCCTGTAAACTGCATGCCAGCTTAAACAGCATATTATCTCGACTGCCCTCCGGGATTATCTCCGGAACAGAGAAAGACTCTTTCAGCTTCTTTTCAGGCCGTACAAAATCTATAAACTGATAGACTAAGTCATTCGCTTGCTCGATGACAAATTCATCCGGTGCCTGCTCCCACTCATATGCATGTCCGTTTTCATGTATACTGGGCGGTGCCACAATGTAACCGCCATCGCCGCGGATGTCTACTGCTTTTTCTTCATTTATACTGCAAGGCACCTCTCTGTCAGTTTTGTAAAGCAGATGATAACCTCCGCGGCCGGTAATCGTCCGGCAGGTATCCAGAAGCGTACCGTGTTCCAGCTCCCACTCACGCAGCGTCTCATCGCCGTATTTTCCTTTGTCTTTATCAATGTCCAGGTCAATTACAATAAGCCCTCCGCTCATCTGACCTGTTGCAATTCCAATGTTAAAATTCGGATTTCTCTTCCACCAGCTATTGATGATAGCCGGATCGGTGCTTGCCTTATGGAATCCCTGTTCCATAACAGGCCGTTTGGAACGGGGCGCTAAAGGGAAAACGGCCATTCCCATTTTCGCATAGGCAAGTGCATACTGCCTTAAACTATATTTCTCAGACACTTCGGCCTCCATTCTGTATTTGTGTGTGGAGAGAGGCAGTCAACCTCTCTCCGAAGGTTCACTCAAGTGGCATTCAATATTTTCGTGATATATTAACCAGAGAATGAACGGTCAACGAGTTACTATGTAAAGAGCCGTGGCCCGATACATCGCATGAGCTATTACTCCAATATCATTTCCTATTTACGCTCATAATTATATGTGCTATAATACATCACCAAGAGGTGAGGAAATGTTAGATGCAAATACAATAATGAATTTTGGTTTCCCCGACAATTTGAAATATTTAAATCTTGAATTCTGTTTTAATGATACGCTTGCTGATAGTAGTCTTGTCGGCTGTGGCTGCCATTGTAAAACTGATACTGTGAAATTTTTCTTGTACAATAGTTTAGAAAAAAAATGTGTTTTTACTATGCATTTTTTTATTGAAGAAAAATTTAATAACATTTTTAGTAAACTTAAAATATCTGAGCGCCACGTTTATCTGCAGCACATAGCAACCAACAGCCTGTATAGAAAACAGGGCATTGCATCTTTTTATCTCAATAAATTGATCGGCTTTTGTGCAAACAATGATATTCATATCATTGTTCTCGATGCGTGTCCTGATTCCAGTGATGAAACAAATGCCCTGAATAGGAGCGAACTCACTAATTTTTATAACAATTTTTCTACGGATGAAGTCAAGATACAAATTATTTAGTTTTACCGCCGTTCCAGCCCTTTGCAGAATACCGCCGGCAGCCAATGGTCTGTTTTGTACTGCATGCCACGCTTCACCAAAGGGAGCTGCAGTGTTTTTCCATCTATCAGATAGGTGAGAAACGGCGTTGGCTTCCGATGCGCCTTTCCTTCGCTGATAAGTTCGCCCAGCATGTCATATGCCTCTTTCTTCCAGCCTGTCCAAAAAACCACATGCTCACACCGCTCTGATAATGCGTCCAGGTTCCCCTTATAGTCATAATCGTTCTGCTCAAACAGCCATTCCAGTTCTGCATAGCTCACATGGTCATTCTGCTCTATGTACTCTAATACTTTTTCTTTCATCTCGTCTTTTTTCATTGGATACCTCCTCTAAATCATTGCCAGCAACTCCATTGCTTCCAAGAAACGACACTTGCTGATAAGCAGGATCGCTTCATTTTCGATTATAGTTCTGCGGTCAAGCTCCGCTTGCATTGCAGAAACCTCCTTTACAAGTTTCCCTGTTGTATTTACTGCCTTATCATAACTCTCCAGCATCCGGTCATAACGCTCTTCTGGTATCATTACCATTTTCCGTATCTCTGCTATCTTCATAATGCTCCCTTTCTGTTGCGATATCGCAACTCTCCGGCCTTAATCTTCATGACAAGCTCTTCATTCGTCATGGTATTTTATTCTCCTTTTTGGCAAGATTTATCCCGATCCGGACCCCTTCTTCTTTTCCCACATTATAGGCGCGGTTGATTGTGCTGACGATCGCTTCGGCAAGCGCCACATCACCCTCGTCCGGCTTTTCAAGCACCTTCATCCAGCTTTCAACAAAGTCCTGTTCATTAATTGGATATGTCATCCTACTACCCCTTTCCTTCTGCGCTCTTCATTCCCAATTCATAGCCGTACATAAACACCTCCCGGAACTGGTACTCCTCCAACGCACACAAATAGTCTTCTTGTGCCTTGCTTATAGCTGTATATGCTTCGCTGACAGCCTCCGGCGCCGGCTCACAGTTCCGATCCAAAAAACCGCTATACAAAGCTTTCAGTTCTTCTTCTGTAAAATCATCTTTTTTCATGCTGATTCCCCCTTTCTTAAGTTCCAACGTTCTATTGCCGCTTTAACACATTCATCTAGCGAAACATACCTGGACGGCTTACCAACAAATCCGACAGTATGGCCTTCCATCAATATAGGGGATGTGCAATGACATCTCTTGCAAGTTATACGGGCCGTCATGTGTCCGAATGGATTCTCCTGTGTCCGAAGTTCTGCTTCGCCTCCGCAGAACGGACATGGTTTTAAGTTATTCACTTCTATGATCTGTGTCATATCGCTGCCCTCTCTTTCCTAAGTCCGCTCCGATACAGTCTGCGTCGGATTCTAATAATTCTGTTTAACACCTGTTCTATGCCCAATATAAATTCTCCGGCTCTCCCATCTGGTACACTATCCATAATCTCTTTCCTGACATAATCATCAAGCGATAAATAGCCTTCCACTATTTCCGATACATCTTTAAAAATAGAGCTACTTTCACTTAGTACAATTGCGTCGTGTTTCGGCCAGTAAAAAACAAGAGTATGTCCATGTAAATCATCTGGTATATCTTCCTGGGGAACTGATAAAATCCGATGTTCACTATTTAAAATTTTAAAATTCATCTTAAATCCTCCTTAAGCTAAATCATGTCGCTCAAATCGTCCGATATTCGGTCTAAATGGCACGATATTCCGAAGAGTGCTTTTCCCAACGAATCTCCTGTCAGCGAATTTGTTTTATTATTATCCAGTTGGTTGATTAACCCTGTAATCGCCAATGATATTCCTTCAACTTCAATTGATAAATCTGATAAATCTTTTTTCATCCAAAATCCTCCTTTAACTTTCGCCGGAACCGTGGTATTATGTATTTGTGTTATAATCTATCGGCTCCGGCCGGTTGCCCTTTTCTGATTGCCGTCAGTTAAGGGCTTTCTCTTTTTCTTCGGCAGCAGGCGTTTCGCCGGCAACGTGTGTAATCAGCGTGTCAAGGTTAATCAGGATTCTTCGGCCAGCGCGATATACCGGTATTTCACCCTGATTTACCATCTGACGGATTCTCCACTCACCGAGGCCGCTATCCGGGTCTTGCTCTTTAAAGTAGGCAGCACACTGTTTAATTGTCCGCATTCTCGGTATTTCTGCCATTATGGTCCCTTCCTTTCTTTAACATCAAATCATGGAACCGATCCGATGGGCCGTTTTTATTGCAGTAAATTTTCAAGTCATCAACGGCATTCAGCCACTGTAAAAGCATAATTTCCAGATCCGTATTCTGATAATCCCACAGGAGACAGGCCACTTCCTGGGCGGTTCCGATGGGCTTATCAGGCGGCCACTGTTTCAGCTTATCCATCGTATAAAAATAGTCCTTGCAGTCCCATCGCTCCCCGTCGTATTCTTTCGTCACCGGATATAACTGTAAAAGTTTTTGAGGTGTCAATCTCCCGATGGCATCCAGCACCATTTTAATTTCTTTGTACCGGTTCTCAATTTCCAGACAGGATTTATTCTTAATGTGATTGATTTCTTTCCATTTCTCTTTCCTGTAAGCCTTTACTTCCAGATAGATATATTTAGCCAGGTCATCCCCCTGTAACCGATGCACTTTGGATGCACCGCCGCGTGAAGCCAAGAATCTCCACAGGGCATTGCTATACGTCCCGTTCCCTGTCTCATGTCTTCCGTCATTCTCCCACATGTCCCAGGCTCCCTTTGCAAAGGGAATTAGTATATTGGCCGGTCCTCTGTATTCTGCCAACAGGCAGCAGGTGAAGAATAGTCGTTCTGCGAAAGGGCGAAGATTACAAGGGAAACGCCGGTATCTCAGTGTAGTCCTGAATATATCAGCTATGTCGTTATAATCTTCCGACGAAGCCTTATAGCCAAATGCCTCTGGCTCAGCCTTCAACAAGCTCTTTTTGTCCATCCGGTTGAGAGCATAAAGCATATTGTTAATATTTATAATCCAAGAACTATGAGCCTGCGTCGCTTCTTCTATCTCGTCCAGATATTCCGGTTGTAAATACGCTTCCAGTACAGCCCTGCAAAGCTTCAGGCCGTAGGCATCAACTCCTAACCCCCAGGATGCAGGTTTCATTCTAAAAACATGAACTCCGTCTCTCAAACCACCCTCTTCAATTCTGTCGCAACAGGACTTTGCAAACAGTTCCATGTCCCCACCCTTCATAATTTTGCATATACTGAAGATGGGTTCTGAGACATACTTCCCCTTCTTTATGTGCTTTAATAAAAGCTCTTTGCTCTCTGTGTCCATTTCTATCTATTCAACCTCTTTCTGTGTCATGATTTGTCCATCGTGAAAAACATACAGACGTTTTACTTTAAATTCTTCTGTTCCTTCGAGGCCGATATCATTGCAATACATGTGATTGACTCCGATTTTCTCATCATTATCGTCATACACATCTAAGTCACAATATCCTTTCATTTCTGAGATTTCTTTTAAATCTTTTTCCGAAACAGGGCGCAACAGAAATGATGAACTATCTTCTGAATGAGCTACTGTTCTGATATGTTCTCCGTCGAAGCAAATGTCATCAAAGTACAACGCTACGCTTCTTTCTTCGTTCTCAAGCCATATAATGACATTTGCATCTATGTCATTAGAGCTAACCTCCCTGATCGTCATACCAACAAAATCTCTTAAATCCTGACCACAATAAACTTCATCACCATATTTCATACCGCGCTCATAGTTTTCTTTTCTAACAGTCTTATTCATTTTACTTCTCCTCCTCTTTTATCCTAAGATTCTTTCAAGTTCTGGAATTACGCTTTCAAAATACACCCAGGTATCAACTTCTTTTACCGAATGTTCGCTCTTGCTCCGCCGGTATTCTCCATATTTCTCCGTCTTAAGATGGCATTCGTTTGCAATCCGGCCAACCTTATTTGTTGAAATTCCAAACAATTCCCCTATCTCGCTTGCCGAATACACTTTTCTTTCCGACTTCGGCAGAGGCAGAATCGGCTCTCCGGCTAATGTCTCGGCGGCCTTCGCGGTTAGGATTGTTTTATATGTACCTGAGAGCGTATCTACCTGGGCCAGCTTAAGATATGTCTGCGCCATCCGGGAACGGGCATTCATTTCCATGATGCGGGTACGGTCTTGCGTATCGGCTTTTTCTTTCTGAGGAATACCCTCCCGGATGGTATTCTCCATGTCGTGAAAACGGTTGATATAGCGGGCCGTAAATTCCGTTCCTTTAATTCCAGTCAGCTTGTGGGCTGTAAACTCGCAACCCTTCTTTGTAATTTTGAAGCAAGGATATTCTTTTCCTCTTTTTATGTATTTACTTTCCTGAAAGAAATCTGACGGCTCAATCTTGAGCCGTGAATCTGACTCCTCATTTTGGAGGAGTGAAAGTTCTTCAACGTATGAGCGAATATCTCTTACTAAATTCTTGTGTTCTTTGCCTAACATCTCCGCTACTTCGCGGCTGTCTAATGTCTGTTCAATTTGTTTATTCATGCTTCCTTCTCCTTTCTTTTGTAGATTTTTAATCTACTTTTTTCATAAAAAAAATTTCTTCTTTTTTTTCAAGACTATTAATCCCTAATAATTCGCACAACACAGCAACTTCACTTGTCTTAAACTCACTTTTGTTATTGAGTTTAAGAGAAAGCGCGGCTCTAGTTATACCTAATTTTGATGCGACATACTGCATCTTAAAACCACTTTCAGAGATTAACTGTTTGATTTTATCAGTATCAGTCAATCCTTTTTCCTCCTTTCCTCTGTAGATTTTAAATCTACTCAAAATTCTAGCACTGGGTTGATTTTTTGTCAACTATTTTTTTGAATTTTGCTAAAAAAAGTTGATTTTTAATGTACAGTGTGCTATCATATTCTTGTAGGAGGTGCTTACATGACTACCGTTGGAAACAATATAAGAAAGCGACGTGAAGAACTTGGAATGACTCAGGAAGAATTAGCAAAAAAACTAAATTATAAATCCAAGTCAACTATAAACAAAATTGAAGCAGGAATAAATGATATAACACAGTCTAAGGTCGTCGCATTCGCTGATGCACTTGAAACAACCGTTGCCTATCTTATGGGATGGGAGGAGGAGAAGCCACAACTTCCCAAAAAAGATGAGCGTGAAATTGGTGACGAACTTAATAAAATCATGAAAGAGTTCGAGAATGGGAAAGGCCCTCTGTTCTATAATGGAGAACCTTTAGACAGCAAACATATGGAACTTTTAAAAAGCACTTTAGAACTTACCATTGCAGAAGTTAAACGTCGCAACAAAGTTACTCCTCTTCCAAAAGAACATATAATGCCCCAGGCCGCCCACGAACGCACTGACATTGAAGTAACTGACGATATGAGAAAACATGACAATGACATTATGGACGACGACGCTTTTTGGAATAAATAGGGGTTGATGGATTGACTTATGATGAATTACTGATTGAAGCCGACGGAGCAGGGCTGATAGTGAAAGAAGCCCCACTCCTGTCCGGTGATGGCCGTTGCAAGGGCTGCCGCATTGCGATCCGGAAGGACATACCGACTTTGCAAAAAAAAGCGGATACTTTGGCAGAAGAAATGGGCCATTTCTATACCACCGTTGGTAACATTCTGGAACAAGATACAGTTAATAGCTGCAAACAGGAACGCTCAGCCCGGTTATGGGCTTATAATAAACAGATCGGACTACAAGGAATTATATGGGCCTATCAGCATCAGTGCCGAAATCCGTTCGAGGCAGCCGAATATCTTAACGTATCAGAGGAAACCTTTACGGAGGCCATAGAGTTTTACCGGAAAATATACGGGCATGGTATTATGATAGATAACTATTTCATACAATTTGAACCTAATCTTCAAGTGTATGAGTATTTCCAGATATAAGGAGGACACCGCATGAAATTCGGAATGAGAAAAGTAAGCCCCATGAAGTCCTTTAAGGCCAGAACCACCGGCCGGGCCAAAAGGGCGATTAAAAAAGCGATTATCCCAGGATACGGTAAGAAGGGCATGGGCTGGCTGAAGAACCCGAAGAAGGCTGCCTATAACAAAATCTACAAAAAGACTACTTTCAGCCTTTTTGATTTATTTAAATAATATACAAAGGAGGATTTTATTATGGCATTTGGAATGAAAAACATTTTACAGGGAGGATTTGCTGCGAACTACAGCGAAGCGTCCGTTGAAGAACTCAACAAAGAATACGGAATGTATCTGATGGATGGAGAACAGATTACAATGGGATTCAAACTGGTGCGTGATGCTCTGATTTTTACTGATAAGCGCATTGTTTTGACAGATAAGCAAGGCGCTACAGGCACGAAAATGAGTGTTACATCCATAAATCTGTTTTCCATTGTTGAAGTAAAGATGGAGACATCCGGTTTCGGTTTTGATGACAGTGAACTGACCTTTACATATATCAACTCCCCGGAACTGAAAGGCCACCATGTTACATATGCATCGCATAAGCTGGAATTTCCTAAAAAGTACAATGTTCAGTCTTTGTACAAAATTCTACAGGAATTGGCATATGAAAACTGTCTGCGCATAAACGGGTTAGACAAATAAGTAGCAAAAAGCCCCTGTGCGACAAACACAAGAGCTTTTCACATAGATTCTCTTGCCGGATTGCTCCGGAAAGATATACTTTATTCTGAACAAATAAATTATATCATCCTTAGGGCGTCCTGGCAAGAGGGCGTTATTTTTATACTCAAAAATAGTTGCGATATCGCAACTTTCAGAAAGGATGATACTATGGCAAGCATAACCCCACGCAAAAACAAGCAAGGCGAAATCATTTCATATCAAATTGAGGTGTTCCGAGGCCGGGACAGTTCCGGAAAGAAACTCAAACCATTTTCTATGAGTTGGAAGGTCCCGCAGGGCTGGAAAGAGCGGTCCATCCAAAAAGAACTGGATAAGGTAGCAAACGAATTTGAGCTTAACTGCAAAGCTGGACGTATATCAATCGAAAAGAAGACATTCGAACAGTATGCTGCTTATGTAATGACGTTGAAAGAACGAGACAACAAGCACAAGACTGTATTCCGGTACAAGCAGCTCCTAAACCGTATCAATGCTGAAATCGGCCATATTACCGTTTCAAAGCTCACCAGTGCGGAACTGAACAGCTTTTATCTAAAGATGGGTAAAAAGGGGCAAAATAAGCGAACTGGTGGAGGGTTATCTCCGCAGACAATCCTGCATCATCATCGCCTGATACATGCGATATTGGAACAAGCCGTAAAGGAAGGTATAATCCAGTTTAATCCGGCCGATGGAGCCACACCACCAAAACAGCCAAAGCATGAGGCCGATTTTTTTGAAATAGCGGATGTAATAAGAATCCGTGAAGTGCTGCTGAAGGAACCGTTAAAATGGAGAGTGATTGTTTACTTGCTGATTGATACGGGGGCCAGGCGCGGTGAAATAATGGGGTTGAAATGGTCTTCTATCGACTTCGGAGCTAATCAGATCGTAATAGAAAACAATCTTTTATATTCTCCTGATATCGGTGTTTACAACGACACTCCAAAGACGCATAAAAAAAGGACAATCAATATAGCACCTGAAATATGCAGTTTGCTGAAATTATATAGAAAAGAACGACTTAAGCATAAAATGAGTATGGGGGATCTCTGGACAGATACCGGCTTCTGCTTTACCCAGGATAACGGCCTTCCTATGTATCCTGATTCATTGAATACTTATCTATATCAATTGCAGGACGAATACGATCTACCTCCGATACACCCACATAAATTCAGACACACCCATGCAAGCATATTGTACGAACTCGGTGAAAATCCTGTCGCAATATCTAAGCGTCTCGGACATGATCAGGTTAGCACCACTCAAAACATGTACAGCCACGTTTTGAAGGAAAGTGATAAAAAAGTCAGTAACGATGTAGCGGAACTCCTTTACAGAAACACTAACAAGAAAAGGGGGAAGACAGCAAAATAAAGTCAGTCCGTATTTAGTCCGTATATTTTTTTAAGACGAGATAATATTGAATCTACACCTTTTCAATTCAAAATATTAAAAAAGCTCAGATTCCCTTTAAAATCAAAGGTTTCTGAGCTTTTTTAAATTCCCTATTCATTAGCAGGGGAAGAGGGATTCGAACCCCCATTAACGGTTTTGGAGACCGTTGCTCTGCCATTGAACTATTCCCCTAAAATTGCCTGCCCAAGTATAATACCACAGGACAGGCAGTATGTCAATCGGTTTTTTCCAAATTGCAAATAAATTGTTTTAATTAATGAAATTATTGTAATTGTTTCGCTCAACGTAACAATATTGCTTCTTAACCACTGTCCTGGGGTTAAATCAGGTTGATTGCCTCTCTTACATTGCTTACCCCCGCCAGCTCAATATCGTTTCTTTTTTTCAGCTTTTCAAAGCTTACGAGCGGCATGATGCAGCGTGTGAAGCCCAGCTTCACCGCTTCGTTCACTCTCTGTTCGGCCATTGATACGGCCCTTACTTCCCCGGATAGACCGACTTCGCCGAATATGACGGTCTTTTCATCGACCGGTCTGTCTTTATAGCTGGAAATCAGTGCCATCACGATGGCCAGATCCAGCGCCGGTTCATTCATTTTCATACCGCCCGCAATGTTGACATAGGCATCGAATTGGGACAATTCATACCGGCATCTTTTTTCGAGTACCGCCATCAGGAGATTCACCCGGTTATAATCAGTTCCCGCCGCTGTTCTTCTGGGCATTCCGAAGTTCGTCTTTGTCACCAGCGCCTGTACCTCCAGCATAATCGGCCTGGTTCCTTCCAATGAACAGGCGGCAACGGCACCCGAGGCTCCTGCGGGCCTGCCGTCCAGCATGAATTCCGATGGATTCTTTACTTCTGCCAGTCCCTCCTCCCTCATCTCGAACACACCGATTTCATTCGTGGAGCCAAAACGGTTCTTAATCCCTCTTAATATCCGGTAGGAAGCATGGCGGTCACCTTCAAAATAGAGCACCGTGTCCACCATATGTTCCAGTACCCTGGGTCCGGCCACAACCCCCTCCTTTGTCACATGGCCAATAATAAATACCATAACGCCCAGACCCTTGGCAATCTGCATCAAAATATTGGTGCATTCCCTCACCTGGCTGACACTGCCGGGAGCCGAAGTAACTTCCTCCATATACATGGTCTGTATGGAATCAATCACAACCGCATCCGGCATTGTCCGTTTAATCACCTCTTCTATGGTCCCCAGGTTTGTTTCACACAGGAAAGAAAGGGGGCCTGTCACCGTCCCGATTCTGTTCGCCCGCAGCTTTATCTGTTTCAGGGATTCCTCTCCCGATATGTAAAGTATTTTCTGGTTCTGTCCCGCCAGATTACGGCAAACCTGCAGAAGAAGCGTGGACTTACCGATGCCCGGATCTCCTCCAACCAATACAAGGGAGCCCCTTACGATCCCCGAGCCTAAAACGCGATCCAGCTCATCAAAGCCGGTCCGTATCCGATCCTCCTCGTCCAGCACAATCTCCGACAGCATGACAGGCCTGGCCGTATCGGCGGATACCTTCCGGGCAGAGCCAGTCCCGCCTTTACCAACGGTTTTTATCTGGGAGACCGGCTCCTCCACCATCGTATTCCACGACTTGCATGCCGGGCACTGTCCGGTCCATTTCGCCGACTCATAGCCGCAATCACTGCAAAAATAAGCTGTTGATTTCCCTTTTGCCATTCTCTCCTCCGTAAATAAATAGTCGCCGACATCAGAATGGAGGCAAATCTTTCGACCGCCTCCATCCTGTAATTCTGCTTATCTCTATCTTCCTGCAATTCTTATCTCTGTTCTTACGCCCTCGTTCAGTTCCACGCTTAAAACAAGTTTTCCGCTTACGTTGGTCGTCATGCCTCCTACGGCAATCCCATCAATGAAAACTTCATATTCACGATCATCTTCAAGCTGAACTGTGATCTGAGCATCCTGGTTTCCTTCTACAGCAAAGGTTACCTCGGAATCATCAACAGCAAAATGGTTAACTGCCGTTCCCGGTACGGACTCATAAACAAACATTCCGTTCCTCTCCAGTTTTGTTATCTCATGAAAGGTTTTTACTTTGTATAAATCTCCTTTGTATTCAAAATCCTGAAGTTTGGACTTTGTCGCTAATTCATAATTGCCAAAACTGATTGTACCGTCATCCTCGATGCGGATTAACTCGCTAACTACTGGCATAAATCTATCCTCCTGGTATTCTTCTGTGTGTTTCCCTGTGTAGGATTATTCTATCACAGTTTCTTTTACTTGACCAGTATTTTATTCTCTTTGGAAGAGTCCCTGACGGTAAATTTAAGGCCCTCCCCGTCTCTGGTTACAAGCACTTCATCGTCCTTTTTAATATGGCCCTCCAGCAGTTCTTCTGAGAGCTTATCCTCTATCTGGTTCTGGATTGTCCGCCGCAGCGGCCTTGCGCCGTATTTCTCATCGTATCCCTTCTCAGCCAGGTATGCAACCGCCCCGTCATCGACAGTCAGGCTCATGCCGACCTGGGCTTTGGTTCTTCTGATAATTGTTTTAAGCATAATTCCGGCAATCTCTTCGATATTCTTCTTATTGAGCGGATGGAATACCATGATTTCATCAATTCGGTTTAAAAATTCCGGTTTAAACATCCTTTTCACTTCATCCATGACACGGTTTTTCATAAACTCGTAATCCGTCTTCGCATCTGAATCGGAAGAGAATCCCAGACGCTTCGGTGAAATGATATTCTCGGCTCCGGCATTGGATGTCATGATGAGCACAGTATTTTTAAAATCGATCTTTCTTCCCTGGGCATCCGTGATATGACCGTCATCCAGTATCTGAAGCAGGATATTGAATACATCGGGATGGGCTTTCTCGATCTCATCAAACAGAATGACGGAATACGGGTTGCGGCGCACCTTCTCGCTGAGCTGGCCGCCCTCCTCATATCCCACATAACCAGGAGGTGAGCCAATCATCTTGGAGACACTGTGCTTCTCCATATACTCCGACATATCTACCCGGATCATCGCATTCTCCGTACCGAACATTGCCTCGGACAGCGCCTTTGACAGCTCGGTTTTGCCGACTCCGGTGGGCCCCAGGAACAGGAAAGAACCAATCGGGCGCTTAGGATCCTTTAAGCCCACGCGGCCCCTGCGGATCGCCTTAGAAACAGCGGTTACCGCTTCTTCCTGGCCCACCACTCTTTCATGCAGGATCGATTCCAGTTTTAAGAGTCTCTCCGACTCCTCCTGTGCCAGCTTTCGGACCGGAATTCTGGTCCAGTCGGATACAATATCCGCAATCTCATTGTCACCGACCACCAGCTTCCGTGAATTTTTTTCCTTCTGCCACTTATCGCGGATTTTTTCTATCTTTTCTCGTTTTTTATCCTGTTTCTTTTTTATGTCTCCCGCCTTTTCATAAGCTTCCGCCTTGATGGCGTCTTCCTTCTGGCGTTCGAGCTTCTTAATATCCTCTTCGAGGACTTTAATCTCTTCCGGCTCCGTGTAAACGGTCAGACGCAGCTTGGAGGATGCCTCGTCAATCAGGTCAATCGCCTTATCCGGCAGAAAACGGTCGTTGATATACCGGGCCGCCAGCTTGACTGCCGCCTCTAGCGCCTCATTTGTGATCGTCACCTTGTGATGCTCCTCATACCGGCTTCTCAGTCCCCTGAGAATCTCGATTGAATCCTCCTCCGAAGGTTCCTCTACCATAACCGGCTGGAAACGGCGCTCAAGAGCCGCGTCTTTCTCTATATATTTGCGGTATTCTTCCACTGTAGTGGCTCCAATCAGCTGTATTTCTCCTCTGGCCAGCGACGGTTTCAGGATATTCGAAGCGTCAATGGCCCCTTCCGCCCCTCCGGCTCCGATGATGGTATGAATCTCATCGATGAAGAGCAGGATATCACCGTCCTCCTTTACCTCGGACAAGACTTTCTTGATACGTTCCTCAAATTCACCTCTGTACTTGGAACCTGCCACCATACCCGACAAATCGAGGCTGACAACTCTCTTCTTTGCGATTGTCTCAGGAACATTGCCCGATATTATGAGCTGCGCCAGCCCCTCCACAACCGCCGTCTTTCCGACTCCCGGTTCGCCGATCAGACAGGGATTATTCTTTCCTCTTCTGCTGAGAATCTGGATTACTCTTTTCATCTCTGTCTCGCGTCCAATCACCGGATCCAGTTTTCCTTCTTTGGCAAGCTCCGTCAAATCCCGGCTGAAGCTGTCGAGATTAGGAGTATTACCTTTTTCTTTTCTGAGTCTGCCGGCCGCTTCCTCCCGGCCCGCAGGGACATCGTCCCCCATGGCAGCCATCAGATCCACGTATAATTTTTGAATATTTACATTCATTGTATTGAGAAGGCGTGATGCCGTGCATTTCCCTTCTTTAATCATGGCAATGAGTATATGCTCCGTCCCTATAAGAGGAGCTTTAAAGAAAACGGCTTCCTCATAACTTGCCTGCAGCACTGCTCTGGCTCCCGGTGTATACTCCGCCTGATCTGCTGTTCTCGTTGGCACGGCCGGTGAAATCAGGCGTTCCATCAGCTCCAGAATCTTATCTTCCGTCACATCATACCGCTCCAGAATGGCAGCAGCCACACCGCTTCCTTCCTTTATCAGTCCAAGAAGCAGATGCTCTGTTCCCACATAGCCGTGCTCCAGCTCCTCTGCTGTCTCCACAGCCAGGCGGATTGCCTCTCTGGCTTTCTGCGTAAAACGGTCTATCATAAAATGTTCCTCCTGCATATTCATTACTGCTGTTCTCTATCAGTTACTGTTCAAACGGGAGTATTCCTCGTGTTATTGATCGCACCATACTGCTTTTGGGCGTAGTGCGAACAGCAACCTTCATCATTTAAGCTCCGGCAGGTGTTCCCTGAGATATCCGCCCCTAGCCACTTCAAGCTCATCTTTGCCGAGAGGCTGTCTGGAATACTTCTGAAGATTTGCCGGCTGAATTCCTATCATCAGGTTATAAATGCCTGCGAACTCCTTCGTCTCAACCAGGCCGTCCGCTATCCCGGCCCTGAGATGGGACAGGAAGGTCATAGCCTCCTTCATGGAAAGCTTTCTTGCGTATTTCAGGACTCCGTACGATTTATATACTTCATCTTCGCGCAAAAGACGGTGCTTTGACAGGGAAGCCTCCCTTATCTCCCGTTCCTGCTGGGAAAGCTGTACGGCTACACTGCTGACAAGCTCGATGATTTCCTGTTCATTCATCCCCAGCGTTTTCTGATTGTAAATTTCATAGAGATCTCCATAATTCTCCGTTCCGCGGCCGTAGACTCCCCTGACCGTCGTCCCGAATCGGCTCATATCTCCCAGAAGATCCTGAAACCGCTTGCTGGTAGAAAGAGAAGGCAGATGTACTACTACCGATGCCTTCATTCCGGTCCCCACATTGGTGGGATAGGCCGTCAGATACCCATATTTGCTGCTGAACGCATATGGAAATTTTGCATTAAGATAATCATCCAGTTTATCAGCTTCATCATAGCAGGACTTAAGCTCCAGTCCCGGAGCCAGGATCTGCAGACGGATATGATCGTCGCCGTTCAGTACGAGACTTACCGCTTCGTCATCCGAACAGATAATACTTCCGGGAGTTTTCTTCTCCACCAGCGTCTTATTCAGCAGGCGGCGCTCCCTCAGGGCGACGCGGTCCAGTTCTTCCATCTTATCCAAAGCCCTGAACTCATACCGGCGGCCGTCCTTTCCCTGGATATCTCTCAATTCCTGCATCATCCGCCCTACCATGTACCTGGCCTCATTGTCCTCAAGCCTGGAGGGGAATTTATACTCTTCCCAGTTTCTTGAAAGACGCACCCGGCTGGATACAATATTTGACGGATCATTCTTTACATCTTCAAACCATCTCGTCATTCTTTTCATTCTCCTCTTTTAAGGCCTTTATTCTGTCACGGCAGACTGCCGCTTCCTCATATTCCTCAGCTTTAATCGCAGACTTAAGCCTTCTCTCCAGCTGCTTAAGCTGCTCCTCTGTGGAAAATTCCATGACACCGCCGCTGGTAACGGCTGCCGTCCCTCCTGCCGGCCGAATCTTCGGCTGTTTACCCGTATGGCTTGCGCTCTCCTGTAATTTCTTAATCTTCTCTCCTATCAGCAGATCAAAGACATGATAGCAGTCGGCGCAGCCAAAACGGCTGTTCTCGACAAACTCCTCGTAAGTGGTCTTGCAGGTGGGACAGGCCACCTCATCCATCTTCTGCTGCCGCGCGGCAGACGGCTGCAGCCCCAGCAGGCTTGACAGCAGCTTGCCGAGTGGAAATTCTCCTTCAATTATAGCGGAATAGGGGCCGAAATCCATCTCCTGCGCACACTGTGAACACAGATTATGCTCTGTCTTCACTCCATTCATTACCTCTGTATATTTGATATTTGCTTCACGAATTCTGCATTTCTCACATAACATCTTCTTATCCTCCATGAAAAAATGCCAGCCTTTACCCGGAAAAAGCGTCAAAAATAGAATCTACCAGCCGATGAACCTCTTCACGGCTCACATTCTTGCAGGCTCCCCTGGCAAGAATAACGCTTAAATCACGCTCCATCTCACGGATTGCCCTGATTTTATCGGCATCCAGAGATATGACTGCGCCTCTCCGTCGATCCAGCTTGACAAAACCTTCCTGCTTTAATACAGAATATGCTTTATTCACCGTATGCATGTTAATCCCGATGTCATCGGCCAGTTGACGCACGGAAGGCAGCGTCTCCCCTTCGCGGAGACGTTCTGTTGCTATGCCTATTATAATCTGATTTCTAAGCTGAATGTAAATCGCTTCATCACTGTTAAAGTCGATCTCTACAATCATAATCCACCATCTTTCGTCAATTTGTTATAGTGATTATATAACAAAGCAAACATGAAGTCAACCTGTAAAATCCTTGTAAATGCTCATGCCGTTTGAACAGTTTGTTTTGTTAATCAGGTGAGGACGCCGCCGGGACGAAAGACTCAGCCAGCCCCCTCA